CCCTCTCTGGCAATGCTGGAAAAAACCGAGTCAAATCAAGGCTGCAAAAATCGGTTTTAGCCCATACATAAAACAGTTGTTTTTGGCATAGGCTTTCGGGCATGATGCTGGAGCATTGGGGGTTGTCATGCAGAAGCGCGCCGCAATTTACGTCCGCGTATCGACCGATAAGCAGACCATCGAGAACCAGGTCGCCGCCTTACGCCAGATCGCCGAGCGACGGGGCTGGGAGGTTGTCGAGCAGTATCACGATGCCGGCATTAGCGGCGCTAAGGGCCGCGATGGGCGTCCAGGCCTCGATCAGCTGCTCAAGGACGCCAGCAAGCGCAAGTTCGATGTCATCATGGCCTGGGCGATTGACCGGCTGGGCCGGTCACTGATCGATCTACTCGGCACCATCCAGGCGTTGGAGGTCTGCGGCGTTGACCTGTACCTCGATCAGCAGGCGATCGACACCACGACACCAACCGGTCGTTTGATGTTTCAAGTCACTGGCGCGTTCGCCGAGTTTGAGCGCAGCATGATCCGGCAGCGTGTTCATGCTGGCCTTAAGCGCGCCGTAGCGCAGGGGAAGCAGCTCGGCAGGCCGCGGATCGATCCCGCCATCGAAAAGCGCATCCAGGCTCAATTGCGCGCCGGCAAAGGCATGCTGAGGATTGCCCGCGAGTGTGGCGTCGGCAGTGGGACCGTGCAGCGCGTTAAACAGGAGATGAAAGGCCCTTTCGACGGCGTAGCCGCGTGAAGCCGACAGCGCACAAATGAAGCGACAGCGCCCACAATTGCCGGACGAATTCGCGCAGTTGCTCTGGGGCGATCAAGGCTTACAACAACCATGATCGTCTTATTGACGCTGTTGACCGCGGGAGCAAGCATGGCCTTTGCGGTGCACCAGTGGTGGCGCGGCCATCACATGATAGCGATCGGCTCCATTACTTTCGCATGGCTTATGGCGGGCGTTGCCATAGAAGCCGCCAAGAACAACCACAATGCGCAAACCACAGAGTTTCTCCGACAGCCATAGCCGTTTCGGGCCATCGCTAGTAGCCTGTTATTTCAGATCGTGTGGCGTCAGCATATTGGTGTTGGCGTTCGAACAGCTCATCAATGGTTTGGGGCCCCTCCGGTCCCTCATAACAAATAGCCATCAAGCCGAAGGAGTCGGCAGCGTGGCTGGAAAAATCGTGTTCCGGGCCAAGTCCAACGTGGCGCTGCTCGTCTTTCTTCTCATGGTAATAGCCCAAGCAGGCAATTCCCGCCTCTGTCGTTTCTTCGTTGAAAAAACACGACGGCAGAATGCGCCTCACAGCCTCGATCCGTTGCATTGCCGCGCCGGCGCCCTGATTGGGGATAACCACGACATCAAAACCGGCTTCCTCAAGATGGTCACGGTAACGTTTGCCTGTGATGCTGTTGGCGTTAATGCCGTCGTGGGGCAGATAGCAAATCGGATGCCATTTCCGGGACCGCAGCTCATTGACGTAATAAGCTAAGATCTGGCCTTGTCCCTCAATGTAATCGAGCACGTTGATCTGGTTTCCGACCCACTGGACAACCCAGACGGCCATTGCATCGGCCTTCGCACCGGAACCGCCGATGTCGAAGAAGGCACGAACGGGTAAGATTGGGTCAGCGGCTACAAAGCCAATCCGTCTTTGCTGCCTCGCCTCGTTGAGCTGTCGAGCGAAATAGGCCCCCTCAAAAGCCCTGGCGTAGGTGCCTTCCCAAATGTGGTCGTAGCGTTCTGGGTAGACTTTCAGATCGTGCTGGCGCTCGGCCTCAAGAACATCCGGAAACCACGGATTGTCACGCCAATCGGCCTGAACGACGATTGCATTATCCGGCTTGTTCTTGCGCAGGAACTTATCAACCGCATCCTTTTCAAGGCGCGGATTCCAACTAAACCAAATTTCAGATTCTTCCTTCCGAATGGTGGGACGCAATAACGCCAGACTGCGCTCGCTCAAAGTCTGCGCTTCTTCAACCCAGCACCGATCAAAGCCCTCGAAGGATTTGATGGATTCCGCGTTGTGGTCCTGCATTCCCTCGAAAACAATAAACCCGCCGTAAATATCCTTGATGCGGTCCTTTTGGACCTCGAATAGATGCCCAACGCCCAAAGATCGGATTTTATCCTCGATCAGCAACTTGGCCGACTCTTTGAGGCTTTTCAGAACCTCACGAACGCACAGGGTTCGCAATCCGCGGCCACTAACGTGCTCGTCAACGACCAGTTCGGCAAAGAAATGGCTCTTACCGCTGCCTCTCCCGCCCCACGCCCCTTTGTAGCGAGCCGGCTGCAATAACGGCTCAAATACCTTGGCCGTTCTTATGTGCAATTTGCCCGTTTTCTGATCGAACAATGGTGCGCCTTACTTCGTGAACGTGCCTGATTGCATCGAATTGGTCATCACCTACGATGGCTTGTGCTGGCTTGCCGTCGAGACGATCACCAATCTCGCGCGCCGCGGCGGTTTCCTCGCCTGCACGATTGAGAAGCTGTCTGGCGATATAGCGGAGTGATCCCTTGTGAGCCGGACTTTCTTTGCCTTGCTCGGCAAGCGCGGCCTCAACGCGCAGCGCATCACGAAACGGCTTATCTTTGTTCGGTGAACCGCGTGGCCGCCCGGCGGGCATAATATTTTATTCCTTAAATCTCTGATCAATAGGCCGGTTTTGTTTGTGGCATTGACCTGTCCAAATCCAATCTGCCGCTCCAAAAGCTCGAAGCGGTGAAATTTCTCTAGCGATGTTTTCCTTAGATGCCGGAACGCCCATCGGCGAAAACGCAATGCCTGAAACTAATTCTTGACTAAACGCGTGCGCGCCTCACGCGGCGCTCAATTCCTCGAATCCATCTGCCTCCAATTCCTTGATGATTGCCTGCCGCACATATTCGGATGCGGTCGTGAATTTCTTGTCTGCAGCTGCCGCGATTACATCGGGCAGCTTCTCTGGTGCCCGAAACTGAATGAAACTGGGAAAACGGCCATGGTTATTCAAATCGGCCATCGCGGCCTCCTTATTCCAAATCTGACCCCACAATAACACAACGCGGATAAAAACACAATATGTCTTTACAACCGCCGTACAGTGTGGTGTAATGACAGAAATGATACGGGGACCCATTGTCCTATGACCTACACAGTTGCTGACGTGATCAAGGCCACCGGCTTGAAGCGCCGTACCGTCCAGTTCTGGGCAGATAAAGGCGTGATTCAAGCGACGAGGGCGACCCAAGAAGGCGGGTCTGGCGTGCATCGATCATTTACCCTCAACGAAGTGATTATTGCCTGCCTGATGCATCCGTTTTCGTTGGGCTGGCACGGTGACCAAACCCGCTCTCTAAGTGAACTGCGGGAAATGGCTAAGACGCTGAGGCATCTTTTACGATCGCGGGTGACCGCAGAGGACCTTGAGGCGGCCATCAAGGGCCAGGGCAGCTTTTATCTGGTTTTTTTTTGGCGGTTTGGCCAAACACCGGGATCGGGAAAACCAACGTCCATCGAAACCTGGTTGGAAGACGTACAAAAAGGGAAGCTCACCTTTCCTGGTATATTCGGAACGCTTGAGGAGTGCTCGGGACGTGCGGAGGTTCTTTATCTAAACGAATGGCTACAACCGCTTAGCAGCATGTAAAAAATTTGCCGACAGAAAGACACATTATGTTTTTGGAGAACTTATGAGCAATTGTGGAGGCCGTCAACGTGGACTTAAGGGCGATCGGATCGAGCGCGAGATCGTCGATCGACACAAGGCGCTGGGCATACATGCCGAGCGCTACCCGCTTTCCGGTGCCAGTCGTTTTCGCGGCAGCGGGCACGACATCGACGTTTATTTGTTCGGGCGTGATGAGGCGCCAGTGGTCGCGGAAGTGAAGAGCCGTAAGGGCGGCGCGGGCTTCACAACGCTCGAAAGGTGGCTCGCCGAGTACGATTGTCTTTTTCTTCGCCGCAACAATGCCGATCCGCTCGTGCTGCTGCCGTGGCGCATGTGGGTCCGCATCATTGAGCGGGTGCAGCAATGAACATTCGCCCGCCCTTAACGCCCAATGCGGAGATAGGGACATCCGCATCAATCGACCGCGTCACGGAGGTTGATAGCCTCGCCGCTCTTGAGCTGATCGATTATGAGGCGGTTCGCGTAGAGCGCGCAAAGGAGCTTGGCTTCG